TATTAAAACAAAATACTAATTAATTAGATGAGTTAGGATTCGAACCTAATGAGTAATCGTTTTTCGAAAAACTTTCCTCGACCATTTCTCTTGTGTGTTCCCACTCACACCACTCATCTATTTTACTAAGAAGGTGTTCAGGTCGCTCGACTTTGCAATGCACGTTTCCGTATGATTTCAACGGTTGGTTCTCTCCGATACTATCGGTTGTGTCCGCCTTGCTAAACGCCTTTCTAACGCGCCGCCCTCAATGCACCTTTATAGTTGGTTTAAAAACCTAATAAAATGATTGTTTTATTATCTTTCGCCCCAAAGTTCTTTGTATGAGATAGCTTCATCTGCTTGTTCTGTTATTTTTACACCAACAGCTCTTCCTAATTTATCAACAATATTTAAGTCTAGTTCAGCGCCCTCTGCAATATTTTTAATCAACATATCGCAGATAAACAACTGTTGAGTACGATTAGTAGACTTGAATAATTTAACACATTCTTCAGAATTACACAAAAGAATTTCTTTCATCTGACCAAGATTGAGGATTTTGTCGTATATTGCATTAAATCCTGATTTTTTTACAACATCTTTATCATTAATATACAAGTATCCTTCTCTGAAAAAATCTGTATAAAGACCGCTTCCATGATTTTTAATAAGACGTTGTAAATCCGAATAGACAATTTGAGAAATGTCTCCAAAGTTTGTCCAAGTATAAGGAAAACCGCGTCCCTTTTGTTCCGTGGTTAGGGTAATCATATTGGGACATAATGAAATAACCTCTATATAATCATCCTGTTTTGCAGACTCTCTTCGGTAACGAGGTTCATTTTCTTCTATCTTTAGTTGCAAATTTCTTAATTGTTCTTGCGATTCTTTAAATAGTTTCTTCAATTCTCCAATCTCGTCGTTAGGCAACCTCTTTGTGGTTGGTCTTTTAGCATTTTCATTATCCATAAAATCCTCTCATTTATTTTATAAGTATTATATTTTTGTATTAATAAAAAATATATTCTTTTACTAATACAAAGATATTATACCATATAACGTTTTTTTTGTCAAGGGTAAATTAGAGATATATTTCTTCATTTTTTAATTTCACCCGACTCAATTTTATCTAAAAATTCATACCACATTTCGGGACTCGTATTTCCATATCCATAAATATTATGGAATCTCATGTGCCAATCACGAGTTAAACATGCTCCCAAAGGATATCTATTGTGTATTTCTATAACTTTTTTAACAAGTAATTTTAAGTCTTTCTTTTTATAGTCTCCAATGGTTTCCTGCAGTTCAAGATTTAGTTCATCAAGAGATTCTCTTAAAATTAAATTGAAAGAATGTAAATGATGAATAACATCATATTTTTCTTTACTAATAATACATTTGCCACTAGAATGTTTTATACTTGATAATCGCCATTTGATTATTCTTTTTAACAAATATATTTTAATTTCAGTTAAACCGCCTTGCCAATTGCTTCCATTGACACCACTTACTCTTTTTATAAAATCCATTTTTGAACAGATATAACATTTTTTTGTCTTTAAAAAATCTCTAAAAGCAACGCAATTTATATGGCCTAAGCAACAAGAATATTTTATACAAGACTTTCTATTAATATATCTATCAGGAAATCCTATAAAAATAAGGTTGTTATCTTTCATTATTTTATTTATTCTTTTTTGGGAATATTTTCTTGATGTTTTAAATCTTTCAAAACCACATATTGAACATCTTGATCCTCGCCGAAATGATTCAAAAGAAATATTGCCAACATGTCCACATTCAAACCCAACCTTTAAAGGAGTTTTTGTATTTTTGTATTCTTTTGAAAAAAGTTTACAGTTTTTAGATTCAATAAAGTTTTTAACATAGTCTATACTATGTTTAAACATATCTCCCCGACGCTTTTCATAACACGCAGGACAGCCATTTCCTCTCCAAACAGAATGACTAACGGCACACCATTTATGCCCACATATTTGACATTCAAATAAACTTTTCTTTTGCGATCCTTTAAAATTTATTAATATAATATTTTCTTTATGTGTTTTGTAGATCCTTTTTTGTGCTTTTTCTATAGTAACTACATCTTTTCGATCAAAATAGTTTCTCAATTCGTCCTCCTTTAGACAATTCCTTAATTATAATAGGTAGAAAGACAACTAAGGAAGGTTATCTTTATCAGCAAATTAGCAAAATCTGCCTATCTACCTATACTTATTTTACCACATTATAATTGATTTGTCAAGCCCTAAATCTATACATCGGCTCAAACCAGATAAATATGATAAAATTTGTCCGCTATAAGGTTATGGTTCCAGCCGTTGCGTTTGTAGCAATTCCGACGTTCCAGCTCTTCCATAGAGTTGTTGTTTGTCTTAAATCTGCTTTTTCAAAAGTTCCCGTAGTATTAGCGAGTGTATTACCTTCTAATACCAACTTCACTATTTTATTAGCAGCAGGCGAAACCAACCAGAGCACTGTATCGCTAAGCACTCTACCCCAAGGCGTATAAATATCAGCTACTTGAGGCAATCTCATTATATCTATTCCAGAGATCGTAGGAATGCTTCCAATAGAAACATACTTGGATTCTAGATCATAGCGATAATTCGCATCGTTAGGAAGCACGTTCAATAATCCGACCGCTGTTCCTAAAAGCACGGCTTTTGATCCACCGTTCCAAGCAGTAACTTGTTCTGCTAATCTAACCAAGCCTGCCTGTGTATAACCAGAAATTCTTAAACCTGTTGTTGCCGTATTAGGCAATGCAGCCATAGCAGCCGCCATCGAATGATAAACATCAATCGTCATCTGTGTTTCTATTGACTTGATGGCTTTAGTTGTAAAAGCCGCTAAACTTTCTTTCCCTGCCAAAACCCTATATAACGAAACCCCAACAGTAATAGTATGAACTTCAGGTACAATTGTTACTTGTCCATTGTATTGTTTTCTAACTTCGGCTTCGCGCTTTCCTAATGTGCCACGACTTACAACAAACAAGTCTCTTGGTTCTACATCGAAAGCTGCACTATCGCCCCAGCCAATCATTCTTACATCAGAATACATACCAATACTATCAAGAATTGAATCTGGTAAAATCATATCAATCAACGAACCAACAACGGAAAATGCCGCTGCCGCAACGTTGGGATAGAAGAACCATTCTTCAATTGGCGCTTCAGCCACAATGCCAAGATTGGCGCGTTTTATGATCTCTTCTCTAAGCGCCCTGTTAACCATGGCTTCTTTTTCATCTAAGCTATAATCAAGATTATATCGTCCTTCTATGTGATTGGTGTGATACCAATAATCTAAATAAGCTCTTGCTAAAGTTTCATTTTTTAGGGATTTAGTTGAGAAGCTAATTAATTTATCTACTGTATTTCTCATATTTTCTCTCCTTTATCCTTAGTTATCCAAACATACAAGTTTGTATGCAGTTACGCGCTGATTGTTAATAGCGCCAGTACCTATCGAAAAATAGGTTGTTGCCAAATATTGCCATGACATTCTACTGCCAGTTGCAGCGGTATCTGACCAATATAGCGTATATACGCTACTTCCAGAGTGTGCATAAACATTCGAACTAAACGTATTTACGAAGCAATCCGCACTTAATTCTATAACATCGCCAGCCTGTGGCTTAAAGGCACTAAATACATTGCCTCCAATATTATAAAAATTACGTGGATCGTCATTTAGCCCAGCATACTGCAAACTTCCATCAACTGTTATGTTAGCTGAATCCTGATTAGCCATCCATAAACCGTCCATGTTAGAACCGGTTGTGCTGGGGGCTGTAACATCCCAGACCTCTGAATAGCCAGATGAGCCAGATGAGTTATATACATTTTGTGTGTCTAGTCTAAAAACATTTCCATTATCTATATCTACTGAACTAGCAGTTACAGAATATCTGTTATATGCTACAACATCATTGGCTACGCAAGATTTTTGTAATAAAATTCCTTGTGTCATATTTTTTTCCTCCTTTAATTATTTTAATTCATCCCAAAAAGATTTTTTGGTTGTGTCAATATCTTCCCATGGAAGCCCATATTTATTCTTTTTAGAACTTTTGTCTTCCTGTTTAATTGCATATGTAAAGGCTTGTGCCTTACAATCGTTTTTCCATCCATTGATTGTTTCCAAGTCATATTCTACAGACTTTTCTCGCATCTCTTCAATAACCTTTGCAGGAATTTCAACATTATCTTGCAATTCTTTTAATGCGGCATTAACTTCGAATTCAAATCTTTCTTTTTCGATTTTATCTTTAAAATCTTGTAATTGTTCATTCGTTGAAACAAATTCTTTGTTTGAATCAAACAAATTTTTTGTTTTTAAATATAACGAATTTATAATTACAGAAAAATCTTTGTCTTTATCTTCTTTTTCGAATTCGGCTTTAAGAATGTCGCTAGCTTCTTCTTCATCTTCAAATAATGCTACGAGTGCTTCAATATCAATATTGTCATTTACTGACATAATAATATCTTCGCTTCCCGCAACTTTATATTCGCTTTTTGTTACTTCTTCTTTTTTATCCAAATATATTTTTCCAACTTCTTCGTCAACAGTATATTCGGCTCTATATTCTTTTTTATCTTCATGATCGCGTATGTAAGCATATTTTTCATCAACAGCCTCTACCCAATATTTAGCGAATTTTTGTTCGCCATATACATGGTCGGCTAAAGAACTGTTAAGTATTTCAACGGTCTGTAAAGATAATAAAGAAATGTTATCTTCCTCTTTAATTTTCACGTTATTTTTATCCTCCTTTTCTATTTTTTGATTTTTTACGGTCTTGTCAATATCAACGTCTTCTGTCTTCAAATCTTCTTTTACATCTAAATCTTCTTCAGAAGAAAAATCATTATCTTCTTTTTTAACCCAGCTACCATCTACTACTTTATGCGTTTTCTTAAAGTTGGCAATAGCAATTGCCCATCCATTTTTATCCTCATCAACGCCAATAGCATCGGCTTGTGCGGAAATAGAATTGGCTTGCCCAAGTGTAATTGGTGGCTCAATGCCCTTTAAAGCATCATTTATTTCTTCTAAATTTTTATAAGGCATAATATCCTCTCCTTCAAAATAAGTTAGATTCTTCTCATCATCTTCTTCTAACAAATTTGCAATATGTTTTGACCATTCATATCCTTCGTTTCCTCCATATAACATAAAAATAATATAAGAATCCGATGGTAAATCTTCATCTATGTCATCAAAATTTTTACCAGAAAATACCTTGTGTATATGGCGTATTTTTGAAGCATTAGTAATGTCTTTTTTAATTAGGTGACGAGCCAGCGCTAATGCAACAGGATTCCCACCTCTCCCAAATTCTTTATATAGGTCTAAACCCTTTTGCACATTAATTTTCACGCTATTTGGAATTGAAAAATCAATTGTTTCATATTTAGAAGAAAATTCTAAATCATAATCATGTTTATATAAAGCATTTTGTTTAGCAAAAGATAAAACATTAAGTTTTGCGCCTGGAGATGCCTCCGAAATGCCTTTTCCAAGCAAGCAAATACCCATATAGGAAAAATCTTTCATCTCAAAAATATCAGATTCCATTTCCCAGTAATCTAATAGTATCATTTCAACGCTAACTTTTGTTTCACCGTCTTCTTTTTTTAAAATTCGAACAACTTCAGAAGCATAGTTTTTCCAGATTTTTGCAGAAACCATTAGCCCCAATCGACCGTCATCAAGTTTTATAAAATTTGCACTATCTGCGACTACAAACCCTGCAATCAAAGTATCTTTGGGAAGAGCATGTGTTCCAAAATCGTCTCTATAGGCATCCACATTATAAATTATAGGAACATCATAAATAGTTGGTGCAGTTTTTTTCAACGTTTCTTCCGAGCAAAACAATTCGTGTAAATTAATCCCAGAACTAAACGCTTGTATTTCAACGGTCATAAATCTAGAATCTGGATTTTCTTCTTTTATTTCTGCGAATTTTACCTCAAAACTTAGTCGTTTTTCATTTTTTTTATTCAATTTTTTACTCTACCTCCTTCCAAAGACAATCATATCTTTAAAATCGCGCTATAATTTTTAGCCATAAAGGAAGATTTTGTAAAGATTCTCTCAATAGCGAATTATCTGTAAAATAATATTTCTTTTCATCTATTCCTAAAATTGGAAATCCCAACTCATATACAAGATAATTTGCTACTAACTTGTTGCATTTATATTTTCGTTTTATAAAGCATGGGTTTACAAACATATATATCTCCCTTCATAACTAAAAATGTATTTTGTAAATATTACCAAACAATCCAGTTATATACATCGTTTGTCGAAATAACGTATCCAGAACTAGCCGACGTAATAACCAAATTGCTCCCGCTGTTTATGACTTTGAAATCATCAATATTTGAACCAGATACAAAACCATCCACAATAAATCCTGCAATACCAGTAGTTCCTGTAAGTAAATCTATTGCACTTCCGTCAACATCTGCTAAAGTTGCTACTTGGCATCCAGTTACAACCGTACCCACCGAACTTTCCAATGCTTGTATAGAGCCACTATTTGCATAAGCAATTGCTTGCACCTCTTCAACCACCGTTCCTAATTCTGCTCTCTGCGAAGCCACATTCATTGTATCAATTTGTGCTGCTTCCGCAACAGTTATATCACTCGCTGTCATATTCGTTCCTCCTTATTTTTTATATATAATGTCCGATAAACTTTTTCATTCTTCATGAAAACATAATTTAGACCTGTTCTTTCTTTTCAATATTAGAACCACTATCTTTTGTATCTGTTGATTTTAATTCACTGTCAGTCTTCTCTGGTCTGCCACCATCTTTCCCGCTCATTTGAGCGCCAGGGACTATAGGAGTAAGATTATCTACAAATTTAGATGCTCTTGCTTCATCAAGTTGTCTTTGAAACTCAAAAGGATTCATCCCTAAACTTGCAGCTATCTTTTGAGGAAGTACAATTCCTTGAGCCATAAGTTTCATTTGATCGTCCATTCTTTTAACTTGCTCATTATAAAAATTTGTACCTTCAAATCTAACTTTAAATTTGAAATTCTTTGTCAATTTATTTACTTGATAATTTATAAATTTTTCGAAATCTGGATAAAGTGCCTTCATTTGATTTTCATCAACATTAAGAGATAATTGAGTTTCAATAGAATTCTGCTTTACGTCTGATGTAAATAAAAGATTCGTATTTGTTCCAGAAGAAGCCAACGCAGTTTTTACATAAGAACTATATAGTTCATTATCAGCAGTAAAATCTATTCCTTGTACGTTAGTCAAAGGCACAGCGGCAGTCTTAATCACTGAACCAATAGCCGCTTTTACTAAAGCGAGAAATTCGCCTAAATTTTTAGCAGATATACTAAATTGATCTTTATTTGAACCCTGTGTTGTTTTATTCAATAAAGGTATTTCGCCAATAACTAATTTGGCGGCATTAGCCATATTTATATCTTTTTGCAATGTTCTCATCGTTGGTTGTTCTAATAAATCTAGAAATAAACCACTATATAAAGGGAGTCTGGTTGCCATAGACATATTCATTTTCCAAGCCCAACCTGCGGATGGAGGAATATCTTGCCAATCTACATAAGAACTACCTCCTCGATAAAGCGGATCGCTTGGGGGCCTATATATTCCTGCCGTATTTTTCTTGTTTTGTAAAGAATTATATTTTTCTTTAAAAAACACAGGATAAAAGTCTAAATCAACTCCTGGCTGCATAAACCAATACATGTTTAAAGAGAATAACAATCCATAATCCCACCGACCAGTAATTAAAGTCCAATTAACTGAATTAGGTAATTCTTGTAAAACATATTGATCTCCATCAAATCTAGGCGCACAGAAAAATGTATCATTTCTGATCATTTCTTGAACAGCTATTTTAAATTCTCGACGATAATCAAATTTATCTAAAAATTCTTTCAATATATCTAAATCTTTACTATATTTTGCACTTGTATAATCAGAATATTTCGCATTTATACAATCATAAGTTAAGTCAAAAGCCAATATATTCGATTTATACTCCAAGAGGGTCTTATAAATTTGCGAAACAACCTCAAAATCTTGTGAAAAAGATTGTAGTTTTTCTTCACTACTTTTTGGGTTTTTTAAAGCGGCTACTATGTCTTTTTCTGTTGCTCTAGAAGGATTTAGAGTTATATCTTGCATCCTTGCATTTATCATATGAGGCGAAAGATATGTTTGGCCAGTTAGCCCCATAGAACTTTGAGCAAAATTTAAAACATATTCAACATCTTCTTTTGACAGAAGTATATCTTCTTGATCTTCTTCTAATGGCAATGCATCATCTTGTTTTTTCTTCAAAGTCATTCTCCTTTCATGCAGATATCTTTAAATCTTTCGTCAAAATTAATTCAATGTTGTCAAAATCCCAATAAGGAATTTCTATTAGTTTTATATTATTTTTTTTACAATAATTTCGTTTAATTTGATCGTGTAACTGTTGTTTATTAAATCCATTATTTTTATTGAAAAAATCAACAACTTCATAGTGTTGCTTGCCATTATATTCTATTGCGATTTTTTTATTTTCAAGATAAAAATCAAAATATAAACATCTTTTGTTTTGACAATACTTAAGAAAATGCTCATATTTATATTCAATTTTATTTGAGTCTAAAAAAGACATTACTTGCGATTCACCCTTTGATTTCTTGCATTTCGGACAATAGTGTCCATGGTAAATAGAATCCCACGTATCCATCCAAACATAATCACAAATATTGCATCTTGTTTCTATTATTTTTTCTGTCACGCTAAAAGCATTTCCCTCAATTTGCAAAGGAACATTATTCAATACAATCCATATTCTTGCATTATGTATCGAATGAGGATTATTTCTGCCAAATTTAGCTAAACCAATCCTTCCTTTTTTATTAATGGTTTTTAAGTTGGTATAAGAAACAAAATATTTAAATCCCTTTTTGTCAACAACATTCATTTTTGAATCATGTCGAAAATTTTTATTGTCTAAAATATGGTATCCTCTAATTTCAAAAAATCTTTTGACATACTCAAAACTTATAATTCTAGTATTTGCTCCCTTTTGAGAAGAACATTTTTTACAACAATGATGTTTGCTTCGAATAAAACACGAGAAGTTTGTTCTCCATATATTCCCACAAGAACACCTTATATCTACAGGTATAAGGACGCTATTCGCCTGTTTTCCCTCCAAAAGACATCCAAACTTTTCAATTTCGCCCTTTATATATTTGTGCGTATATTTTTTTTTCATATTTTTCATATTTTTAATGTTTTTAATTTTGTCAATTTTATAAACTTAAACAGCCTGTACTAAATTCATCATTTCTCTGGAACTATCATAATCGCATTCTTTTAAAAGTTCTTGATCTAGAATAGATGCATAATGTGTTCCATATAATAAACTACTGAAACGATCTTTCCGATTCCCTGGACTTTCAGCTAATTTAATGTTTCCAATACTTACCGACATTGCCAGGTTGATACACTCATTTATCAATAATGATGTTTGAACATATGGTGCTAAAAACCAACTTTTTGCCGATGGATCATTTTGATCTAAAAATTCTTTTTGATACGAAGATTTTATTAAATAATCTTCAGCAGACATTTCATCTACTAAAAATCTAAACATTCTTTTTTGTAGTTTATCTCTCATTTGTACTGCCATAAGAGAATTTAACTTTACGGTTGCAGAAATAGGATATATGTTTTGAATTGCTCCTACTCCTAAAGTACGATTAGATAATTCTTCATAATTATCATTGCTAATTGTTGCATCTTGGACAATTGTCCACGCAGGCCATTCTGTTCCACTTTCGGGATCGGTAGTAATTTGCCCCAACTGATCGTACATGGGAAGTCCCCCACCACCTGTTCCAACATCCAAAACTAATATATCAGCATCAAAAGCATAATATAATTGTTTAATGCGTATGCTTTGTGAAATTGAATCGACACCGGAAAAAGTCTCCACATAAACTAAATCTATTGTATATCCCATGCGAGTGGGCATTAATCTCAAACAACTAGAAGCAGACAAATCATTACTTTTACCAGCTTTTTGAGCAACATCACAAGATATAAGTCTTATTTCGCCATCTACTTTTTTAATGTTATAAGGATTTTTTTTGAAATTATACGTTTCTGCCCTTTGAGGATAAAATGCCTTTTTTATTGTTCGGGCTCTGTCAAACATCTGTAACTTAAAATAAGCATCCGAATTTTCCCCATAAGGAATATTCCAAATTTCTTCTAATGCTGTTATTTCATCCATTTTGGACACTTCGTTTTTAACTTGTCTTACAGTCTTGATATTGTGCCTAATTGCTACATTTATATCTATGGCAATAAATCCACTTTTATCGCCTTTTAACATATTTATAATATTTTTCTTTGTTTCATCAAACCACCAAAGGTATTTCCTATATGCACTTGAAATAAATATTTCTTTTGGTTCTTCCCCCAAATGTGCATATTTTGAATTTTTAAGATACGGAGTTTGTCTAATATAAGCAAATGGTCTAATAACTGCGTCTAAAACGGCCTTATCAATTAATCTGAACTCTTCGTATAAAATAAATGTTGCTCTTTTTCCGCGGCTGGAATCCCGACTAGCAACAATTCTGATTACGCTTCCGTTGAAAAAATCCACCTGCCATTTATTCATATTATCGGTAAGCTTTTTGATCTCTCTGGCAAGATTTGGATAATCATTTTGAAAACTCTTGATTTTATCGCTTACAATAATGCCAGCTTGTTGTTTTGTGCTACTTACAACAACTATTTCACTATTGGGATAAAGTACAGCTATAGCACAAGCAAATACGCCTATCAACCAAGTTTTACCAACTACTCGACTACAAATAGCTACAAATGAGTCGTTGGTAGACATTAAATACACCCATATTCTTTGATAGGGATGCAAATGAATTCCAAAATAATGATCTATAAAAATATGTATATTTCTTCGATAAAAAGTTGTCCAATCAATAATATTCTCGCGTTTTATTGCACTTACTTCAACTTCTTTTACGATTGATTTAGATTTTTTAAAAATATCTTGACCTTCATTATTTCTTTTTTTTTGATTTTTAAAATTCTTATAAGAAGGCATCGAAATTTACTCTCCTTCTTCTGTGTCTAACATCATTCCAATTGATTCCAGTTCCACTGTATTAAAATCTCGCGAACCAGTAATAAAGTTTTTTATAGACCTAATAATATCTTTTTTATCTTCCGCCATATTATCCATGTCTTTATATTTTTCTTGATCTTCCCACCATTCAGCGGGAGTCAAGTTTTCAATGTCTTTAATCCATGAACCGTATCTATCTTTAAATCTATTTGCATCGGCGGCATTTTGAAGAGCAGGAGTTAAATTACTATTTTTCATTATTTC